CTTATCCATTGACAACGCCACGATGCTCTCAGCCTTGCCGACTGCCAGCACGGTGTCAGCGGCACCAGCCAGTGCCGAGCTACCGCGCATTGAGTTGATGCCCCGGCTCGCATCCTTTCCAGCGTGGTGTATTGCCAGCAGGCCACAGCCGGTGTGATGCTTTACCGCGTCACAGCCCCTGATGAACGACGACATATCTGTGGCGCTGTTTTCCTCGCCGGTCATTGACCGAGCCACAGTGTCAATTACCAGACAGCTAAATTCTTCATTGAGGCTATCAATGGTGCGCAGCAGCTTGTCGATGCTTTCCTCGTCCATCATATCAACAGCCATAGGCAACACGCGCAGCAAGCCAGTATCCTCAACCTGATTGTGCAGCTTCCAAGCCTTGACGCGCTTGCCAAGCCCGCCAACACCCTCACCGGCAATGTACAGCACAACGCCCTGCCTTGTTTGCCTGCCGTGCCACGCCAAGCCGTGTGACATGCACAACGCCATATCAATAGCTATGAATGATTTGCCGGTGCCGGGTGCGCCATACATGACGCTGAAGCCGTGCTTGGTTAGTACATCGTCAATCATCCACTCGACTGGCGGCATCGTCATCAGGTAATGTTCATCATACAGCGGGTAAATGTCAGGCTTGGCCTCTGGCGCTGTCTCAACGACTGGCGCTTGACGTGCCATCTCAAGCAACACCTTCTTGCCGTTGCCAGCTAACAGCCAGTCTGCCACGTCACCCTTGTGCGGCAGGTTAGGCAGGTCGAGGCGCTTGATCTTGTCCACCGTGCCGTGTAGCGCAGCAATAACTGTGTCGGCGTGTGCTTGCCCGGCCTCATCGTTATCTGGCAGCACTACGACATTGCGGCCTGCAAAATACTGTGCAAGCTCCGGCTTCCAGTTCTTCGACCCGCCACTGTTTGTCGTTGCGATCAGGCCAAGCTCAATCAAAGCATCGGCGCATTTCTCGCCCTCTACAATAAACACTGGCGCTTGTGGGTTAGTCACGATGGCTGGCAGGTTATATGGCAGCGGGTCAATGTCTTTGATGCTGTTGATCCAGCCACCACTGTTATTCGGGCGTCTTTGTCTAAATGTCTTTGGGTTGTCAAAGCGCAGCACCTGATAGGCCAACACGCCGTCGCTGTCATAGTAATCATAAGCGCGAGACATCTTCGGCGTCACTGGCAAGGCTCTTTGCTGCTGCTTGCTGATACCAAACTTGCGCTCAAGCACGTCAGGGATGTTGCCATTGATGCTGGCTGGCTCGTTGGCCTTGACCATATCAATTACACCGCCGCTTTCGCCGGTTTCAAAATTACTCCAAACCCCTTTGCGCGTACAAACAGACAGGCTGCCGTGCGTACCCCAGCGCAATTCAGTGCCTTTCGACAGGCGCGGGTTTGGCTCACCCCAGTAATGGCGGGCAACCTGTTCTATATATGCTGCTATATTTGTCATCTCTTTATCCCTTTCCCCTTTGCCCCTTGTGCATGATCGGCGGCAAGGGGGAGAAAAAACCCTGCCGCCGACCACTACCACCGCTAGAACAAGTCAGCGCCTTCGACTACTGAAGGGACGACAGCAGCCGGGGCGACTGTTGCGGCGGGTTCTGGTGCAGCTTGTGCATCCATTCCTGCTGGGCGGTCAACCCAGCCAGCTATTGACCACTTAGGTGAGCGAAAGGTTTGTGTGCCTTGCGCCTTAGTTTCAATCTGTATGCGATCAGATCCGGTGATCTCAATTATTGGCATCTTGCCGGGGTTGTCAGCCTTGCCAGCCAAATACGCATCGTGCAAATCGTTCATTTGGTTCCGCACAATCTTGCTGCTGCTGCTCATCTCTCGCAGGCCGATCTCTTTGTTGTACATCCGAATGCGGAAGCCTTCCTTATGCTCATCACTAGGCTTGACCGGCATTGGCTCGCCAACCTTTACAAAGCGAAAGTCTGGGCCAGTCGTGGTAAAGGCGATGAAGCCAACCTCAATTGCGTCCATATCCATCACTACCTTAAAAGGCAATTCCATTTCGGTTTCGCTCTTTTCCCAGGTGCCGTCTGCCCCTTGGTGCCGGTCTTGGCGCACGAATGAGCCGTCCTTGGCACTGAATTTCATAATAGGCAGGAAATCCCCGCCGCCTGATGATGTAGTCTCTGTAAAACCTAAAGCCATTTTTAACTCCTAAACTTTAGAACTACCGCACGACCAGTGCGGCTTGGATCGGAAAATAAGCACAGATATCTGCGTCTTGGGCATCGCCCCTGTCGCTTCTGCCACCCTTCCCAATTTCGTAATCACCCGCAAAATCAAACCGGGCGATGTTATCTATATATACGTTCAGCAAATATGCTGGCAAGCCGGTGTGCTGCGTCAGCAGCCGCGCTTGTATAACTTTAGACAGGCTCACCATCGCTGTGTCGTACTGCAAAAGCCGCACGTTACGATGCTTCACCTCAATAAATGCCTTGGCCTTGTTGTCCTTAAACACCACAAAGTCGAGGCGATACTGCATTGGCAGCTTGTAGAAATCATAGCCGTGTTGCTTAAAAGCTTCAGCAAGTGCCTGCTCTTTTGCTCTGTCGGCTGCGGTTTCGTACTGTTTACGCATCAGCAAGGTGTTCCCTGATGATCATCATCGCCGTCATCTGGTCGCACTCGACCGCGTAGCGCCAATCGTATTGCTCGTGGATGTCACCCGCTGGCAGGTAATTGTCCATCCCAGCCACAGCAGCAACCGGGAAGCGCCAGCGGATTGGCAAGCGGTCGTATTTATAAACCAGCAATGGCAGCTTGTGTGTCGCCAATGCACTAGCGCAGCACTGATCCCACCAAGCGGGCTGGATGCCATACCCGGCGCGATACCTCTTTGCCTCAATGCTGAAGGGAAAGTCAGGCATCTCGACGCAGATCAGATCGCCGTGATCAGCAGCGCGATACTGCTCTATGTCGCGCTTGAACGTCAGGCCAAGCTCTTCAAACAGCAGCTTGGCAAGCTCGCGCTCAAAGCTGGCACCCTTGTTTCGGCTGTTAACCATTGCGGCGCATCCCGCGCAGCGCGTCAGCCGGGTTAAAGGCTGGCTCGTCGGCCAGCATTTTATCCAACGCCTGATCCAGAATATCATCGGCCAAAGCAGCCATAGAGCGATGCGCTGATGCGTCCAAAGCCAGCCGCAGCTTGTCCATTGTGGTTTTTCTGAGCCGGAAATGCGCCTGTGTCGTGGGTGCCATTGCATTTTCTTTCGTTTTGTTTTCAATAACTTATGCGATTTTGTACAAAAACATATACAGCCACCCTTGTACCACATCGGTATAAGGTGTATATAGTTATTGAAGGCTAGTAACAAAGGGAGACAGACAGATGACCAACAAATTTAAAATCGGTGACATTGTAAGGGAGCGCACAATTGCAGCAAAACTGGATGCTAATGGCAATTATGTGTTCAGAAAAAATGGCGCTGCTGTTGAGACCAAAGTTTGGAGTGATTACACGCTTGAGATTGTTGCTGTACCTGATGGGAAGCGTAAGCGTTATGGGGCATTGAGACCCAATGGTGACACCTATCATTTTGGTGAAAAGGCATTGGAATTTGCATCAGCAATCAGCGTTGCAGATATCCCAAAACGTACAGCATCAGGAGTGCGGGTCATTGGATAACTGGCAATACACTGGTGAGTGCATCGAATGGGCTGATGGTTCTTTCGATGCAGTCTACAGCAATGATACTGGTGATGTTGAGTGGAAGCCAGCAACACCAACCCAGATTGCTGCATATAAGCGTCACAAGGAATGGATGGCACAAGGCTGTCCAGACATTGTGATAAGAATGAATGAATTATTCGGAGCAAGAAAATGACTAAATACGTTGCTTATTATCGTGTGTCCACCAAACGCCAAGGCCAATCCGGCCTTGGCCTTGAAGCCCAGCAGGCGCTGGTTGCGCCATACGCTGACGGCATCATCCATTCATTTACTGAGGTCGAGAGCGGCAAGGTTGACGCCCGGCCACAGCTTGACGCTGCCCTTGCGCTATGCCGCGAGACTGGCGCGTCTATCCTCATTGCCAAGATCGACCGCCTATCGCGTGACGCTGCATTCTTGTTGACCCTGCGTAAAGCTGGCGTCGATATCGTTGCCGCTGATATGCCAAACGCTGGCACGTTAGAGTTTGGCGTCCGGGCTGTTGTCGCACAGCATGAGCGTGAAGAGATCAGCAAGCGCACCAAGGACGCCCTCGCAGCCGCCAAGGCGCGAGGCATCAAGCTGGGCTGTCCTAACCCACGCGCAGGCGGGCTGGCATCTGGTGCCGCTCGGCGCGAAAAGACTGAGCGCGTTGCCAGCAAGGCAATGCCAATCATTAGCGCGATGCGTGACGCTGGTGCGTCACTACGCGCTATCGCCGCCAGCCTTAATGACGCTGGCATCACAAGCGCAATGGGCGGCCAATGGTATGCGTCCAGTGTGCGTAACTTAATAGGGGCAAGGTAATGATTAAAGACACTATCGGTATGCTGTTTGTGACAGCATTTGTAATTACGTTTTTTACTAACGCCATCACAGACTGGAATTTCTGGTATTTGATGGCTCGCTTTGGAGGACAATAAAATGGTCGGAAAACTTACACCGGATAATCAGTTGAGCGTCAGTCGTACCGCAGTTTTGCTTAACGCATCACCGTGGCAAACGCGGAATGGACTGCTTGAGGAAATGATCAGCATTGATGAAGGCAACCCGCCAACGCGCATACCTCAGAATGAACCAATGGAACTGGGCGATTATTTTGAGCCAATGATATTGCGCAAAGCTGCCGAGCGGCTTGGCTTGACCAATGTTGAGACTGACATCACCGTGCCATACCAGCACGATCACTTGCCATTGGCAGCCAGCCTTGATGGCACTGGTGTTGGTCACGGCTCAGTCAGGGCTGACTGGGATAAGGGCATCTATGTGCCGCAGGGTGGCTGGATAGATACCGCTGGCGTTGGCTTGATTGAAGCCAAGCTAACATCAGCCCGGCCAGAAGAGATCCCGGCACCGCATCGCGGCCCGCTGCAATTGCAGGGGCAGATGATGTGTACCGGGTATAAATGGGGCTGCGTTGCCGTGCTGTATCAAAGCACAACGCTGCGTCTGTTTGTCTATCAGGCTGATGAGGTAATACAAAACCGCATCAGAGAGGCGGTTATTGATTTTGAAAATCGCCGAAAAAATATTGACAAATATCCAGTCGTGTCACCGGCAGATGGGGTGGCGGCGTATGGCCGGGTCGATGCAGACGCACCACCGCTAGAGCTTGAGGGTGATGACGCAATGTGGGTTGATCACCTGATGGCAGCAAAGGCTAACAAGACAATGGCCGAGCGAGAGATCGACATTGCCACAGCCGCCCTGATGGACACGATGGGCAGTAACGACACGGCCTTCGCGTCAGTCGGCAATCGCCGGGTGCAGGTCAAGTGGCCGACACGCAAGATGCGGGCGCAACCTGAAAAGGTCGTGCCTGCCAAGCCTGAGACTGTCATGCGGCAAAAAACATTGACGCTGAAGGAGATTGACTGATGCCGCCAAAGCGCCAAGAAAGCTCGTGGAAGCCGGTTGTCAACGCGGTGGCTGCTTA